CTTGCTTTAGACCCGTGAACCTAGAAAGGAGGTGATATACAATGGCTATACTTAAAGGAAGCTTAGATGAAGAAGTCTTCACTAAACACCAAAGAGTAATAGTAAAAGCTGTAGTAAAGATATCTCAATTAAATGAAGCAAAAACATCATTCAATAGAGCATGTCTAGCTTCTGATATGGAAGCGAGTGCCTTGCGGCAGGACGCGTCATACAGAAAGCAGATATCCGATATTAATGAGTATTTTGACTCAGAAATAAAGAAAATCTTAAACAGCATAAAACTACCATCTCGTGGTCTAAAGCAAGATTAATTCTTACTATACTACCAATAATGATACTCTTGTATTACTCACCCCCATACTAAGGGTTGACGGGAGTTCTACTAACCTGGAGTAACTACGACAGTTACCTGACATAATCCGAATCCGAAAGGACCAAGATATGAATTCTATGAATTCAATGTCGGGACTGACGTTGAGACTCCTTGTTGTAGGTATACCAAAATACTGGATTAATCCCTTTGCGGGATTACTAGTAAAATGGTCTGAATGTAGTGGTGAGGAGTGGACGGTTTCTCGCTGTAAAGCGTTGAAACTCACACTCATTCACTTACGCGCGGGTACTACACCTGTCGATTCTTTTGCAAAGAACCGGCGTGGACAGTACAGGGGCGTTATTGGTAGTCTGCTGAGATACGGCTTAAAGTCCGATAAGAACTTTATTCAAGTTCTTAACGCCTTTATGGCATATTCTCACTGGATTTCGTCAAAGTTGACGAACTCCCAGAAGGATAAGTTCCTTACAGCTATCAACGCAAGTCAAGTAGAGATACCTGACTATCTAACAAATGCATTGAAACGCACTGTTAGATCATTCATAGGATACCATACAATAGGTGGGAAACCTCAATCACTTATAACATGGCAGGGATCACCCTCTAAGAGGGCCCCTACTGTTATTCGTGAACCTGTCGTACAATCAGACAAGATTCTCTATGAGCTTTTGCTCACTGACAATCAATCTGTTTGGAATCATATCAAGCACTATTGGGATGAGATTTACTCTCATGTCTTTAGTGGAATCAAGATACATGAGTTTATCGACTCATGTCATTTTGATGACATTGATATAAGACCAATGTATGCAGGTGAGGTTCATTTCCTTCAGGAACCTGGTTACAAATTGAGAAGCATTGCTTCTCCTTACCGATTATTCCAATTGGCTTCTGAGCCACTTAAGAATAGTTTAGGTAAGATTGTATCCAATCTTGAATGGGATTGTACCCACAATCAAGAAAAGGCACACCCGGTTATACAGGAATTACTCAATAACAATGAAACAGTCTACTCTGTAGACTTATCATCAGCTACTGATTATTTCCCTCTTAACCTCCAGATAACTGTATTAGAACAGATATTTGGGAAGAATAATCCTTATATCAGCCTCTTTGAGGAAATCTCAAAGAGTAACTGGCATTCGGATGTTGGTGATATACGATGGAACAAAGGTCAACCTTTAGGGTTTAACCCAAGTTTCTTCGCATTCACGTTAACTCATGGTCTATTGCTTCAAACCCTTTCGGGTAAGAGACACTGGAATCATGAATTCTTCGTAGTTGGGGATGATGTTATAATTACAAACAAGAAATTGTTTGATAGTTATACCAAAACCCTCCAACTATTGGGGTGCCCCTATTCAACAGACAAGACCTTAATCTCCAACAAACTTGCTGAGTTTGCTGGGAAGGTTATTACCCCTGATCTTGTTCTTCCACAACTAAAGTGGAGGGACATATCAGATGATAATTTCCTTGATCTTGCCCGTTTTATAGGACGGAAGATACGGCTCCTGCTCACCAAGAAGCAGAATGCTGTCCTGGATGTGTTTGCACACATTCCTGACTTCATTCATCCAATGGGACTTAATTGGTCCTATCCCGACTCAAATCTTGAGTCGATGATAGCCAATGGTCTTACATTGTGCTTCAAGGAGAGGGTGTTGAACTCCCTCACGGGTCTAAGTGCAAATGTACATAAACAGCTTTATGCTGATTATGGCCATTACACAAACGATCTAACTAATACTACCGATATGGTAGCTATTAGAGAGACTGTTCATACCTTCGACGAGAAGGTAAAATCTGTATTCCTCCACTCTGGGTTTGCTCGTAAACATTACGAGTACTTCCTAGAGTACTTGAAGGACATACCTGAGGCTCTTTCTAATGGTTCTAACCATTACAAGTTGCCTCTTGAAGTCAAGCCACCCTCACGGGTGACTACACTTCAAAGGTTGTCTAAGTATGTAAATACTAAAACAAGGAACTCAACTTAAAGTCCC